TATCCGCCGATCAGCAGTGAACGCAGTCTATGGTATCCGCTCATCCGCGAGCCGTACACCGGCGCGTGGCAGAGCAATATTTCTATCGATGCCACGGTCGCATCGTCATTCCACGCCGATTTTGCCTGCAAAACTCTGATCGCGCGCGATATCGCCAAATTGCGCGTGAAGCTCGTCACCAAGGATGCAAATGATATCTGGTCGGAAACGACAAATCCGGCATTCTCTCCGGTGTTGCGACGGCCGAATGAATATCAAAGCCGAAATCAGTTCTGGGAATCCTGGCTTTTATCAAAGCTTTCGCGCGGCAATACCTATGTGCTCAAGGTGCGCGACGCTCGCAATATCGTCACCGATTTGCACGTGCTCGATCCGCGCCGCGTGCAGCCGTTGATCAGCCCCGACGGCACCGTATTTTATCATCTCAGCAAGGATTATTTTGCCGGCAATGAAGATATCACCGTACCGGCGCGCGAAATCATTCATGATCGAATGAATTGCCTTTTCCATCCGCTGGTCGGCACCCCACCGATATTCGCCAGCGGGCTCGCGTCGATGCTCGGCCTCAACGCGCAAAAAGCCTCCAACCTCTTGTTCGAGAACAGCTCAACGCCGGGTGGCATTCTGACCGCTCCCGGCGAGATCAGCGAAATTGAGGAAAAGCGGATCAAAGACGAATGGGAACAGCGCTTTTCACGCGTCAATCTCGGCCGCGTCGCCGTTCTCAGCGGCGGTATGACATATCAAAAACTGCCAATGACCAATGTGGAAGTGCAATTGATCGAAAATTTGAAATGGTCGGCCCATGTCGTGTGCAGCGTCTATCACGTGCCAAGCTTCAAGATCAGTCTGGACCCGATACCGACGCACATTAATATTCAAGCGCTTAATTGTGAATACTACGCACAGGCCTTGCAATCGCATATCGAGGAAATCGAGGAATTGCTCGACGCTGCGCTCGGCATTGGTTGGGCTTACGGACTAGGAACGCAATTCGATACCGATAATTTGCTGCGGATGGATACCGCGACCTTGGTTACAACCATCAAAGACGCCGTTGGTGCTGGTGTGATGTCGCCAAATGAAGGACGCGAGAAATTCGATTTGCAGCCAGTCATAGGTGGCGAGTCGCCATACCTGCAACAGCAGAATTACAGCCTCGAGGCACTGGCCAAGCGCGATGCGCAGGTTGATCCGTTCGCGCCGGCAACACCGCCGAAATCACCAGCGCCAGCAGATACAGCGCCGGCCGATGGTCAGCCCAAGCCGCCGCCGCAAAAGCAACTCGCCGATCTCTCACAGCGGTTCAATGAAGCGCTACGCCGCGAGGCCGCATAATGGATGATGATCAGATAACCGCATTGGCTAAAGGCATGGTGCCGTTCGTGCGCGAATGCGTGGATCAAGCCATTTGCAAAATGACAATCGTGCCGCCCGAACTCGCCGCACAAGTCGCGGCCGCAGTACGTTTGCTGCACGAGTCGAAACCAATCGAACAACGCGAAGCGCCGCAAGCGCCACCAAGAGTCGCGCGCATCGAGCGCGACGAAAACGGCAATTTCAAATTACTCTATGACGAGCCACAAGCGTGATTGAGCTCTCCCCAATTGCGGCCGATGCCATGCTCGAGGTGCTATCCCATCTGATGGATGGCGGCAATATCGAATTGATGGCGGATAATGGCCGCCTGCTTGCCGTGCTGAAATTGTCCAATCCAGCCGCCATGGCAGCGGTCGACGGCGAGCTCGAATTCAATGACATCATCGAGGAAGACGCCGCGCTGGCGCAAGGCACTGTCAGCTCTGCGCGCATTCTCGGAGCGGATGGCAGTGAAGTTTTTTCCTGCGATGTCGGCGATGAGAACAGCGATGCCGTGATCAAGCTCAATACCACGAAGATCTATCGCGGTGGCCCGGTGCGGCTGTCTTCATTCCGGTTGGTGATGCCGTAATGTCGCAGCAAATTATCAACATTGGCACATCGCCGAATGATGGCACCGGCGATCAATTGAGAACATCATTTGATAAATGTAATCAAAATTTCAACGAGCTTTATACATCAGGCGCAGGCACAATTACCGAAGGCGTCTGGAATTTTAATCAGGTCAGCACCGACACGACGACGGCACCAACATCGGGTCGCTTTCGTACCAACAGCGGCAATTTTGCCACCGCCACGCAGATCGCAATTCATAGAACAACCATCAATGGCATTGATCGCGCCGATACGCTGCGCACACAAGCTGCCGGCGATATCATCAAATGCCAGGATCAAAGCAATGCCGATAGTTGGTGTCGTTTTATTTTGCAATCGGCTCCGGTCGATAATGGCACCTGGTTTCAATTCAATGTTACATTCAATAGCGGTGGCGCAACTGCACCGAGCGACAATAAAGAAATCATTTTTACTTTTACGGCCAACGTTGCAGGCGGTGGTGGCGGCGCACCGACTAATGCCGAATATCTAACCAAAAGCGCCGACGCCACGCTATCTGCCGAACGTGTCGTCACCGATGCCACCGCTATCACCTGGGATTGGTCGACGGCGGGACAAGTCAAGGCCATCAAGGCAGCGCTCACCGGCGATGTGACGGCGGCGGCCGATAGCAATGCCACCACGATCGCCAACAATGCGGTGAGCAATGCCAAGCTCGCCGACATAGCAACGGCGCGGATCAGAGGCCGCGTTAGTGCAGGCACCGGCGATCCTGAGGACTTGACCGGCACGCAAGCCACCACGCTGCTCGACATATTCACGAGCGCGCTGAAAGGACTCGTGCCTTCAAGCGGCGGCGGTACGACAAACTTCTTAAGAGCCGATGGTACGTGGAATGTGCCAGGCGGTGGGGCCGGCGGCAATGTGCCGACGTATCAAGTCTTCACTTCGGGAAGTGGAACGTACACAACACCGGTCGGATGTCGACAGATCGAGGTGACGCTGGTTGGCGGGGGCGGTGGTGGCGCGCAAGGCGGCGGTACCGCAAATACGGATGGCACTGCTGGATCAGCAACGACGTGGGGTACTGGGCCAATTTTCAGCGCAGGCGGTGGAACCAGCGGTAAAAGCAATGCTTCCGGTGGACTCGGTGGTGCTGGAGGAACAGTTTCCGGCAGCGGAACACCGACTTGGAGCGTTGTTGGCGGTGCCGGTACAACAGAATCTTACAATTCTGCCACTAGCATTGCTGGTGTTGCTGGCGGCAATTCTACACGCGGTGGTGCGGGTAACAGCGGTAATTTCGGGGCAGATGGCGGTAACGCTGCAGTAAACTCTGGCAGCGGTGGTCAAAGTGGTGGCGCAGGAGCGTCTGGTTGGACAGGTGGTGGCGGCGGTGCTGGCGCAACGATCTTCGCTGTCATAAATACCCCCGCTGCTACCTATTCTTATACGGTTGGAGCTGGAGGCGCTGGTGCCGCTGCAGCAAATAATGGTGGCAACGGCGGTTCTGGCGTCATCATCGTTAAGGAAAACTACTGATGCTCGAGGAAACCATCATCATCGTTCCCGCTGAGGATTAGCGGACACCAGCGCGCGATCCAATGTTTGCGACGAAACCAGCCTGATGGCTATTTTTGATGTTAGCTTATACGAACCGATTACTGCCGTCGTCACTGTTGACACGACGGCCTATAGCGCTGACAACGCGACTTGGCCGACTGCGGATGGCGGCGTTCTCGCCGGCGCAACGGAATTCAGCAATGCATTGGTCAATGCCAATTTCATCTCGGCGGAAATTGTCGAGCCGATTAGTAGTCCCGTCACTTCCGACACGACGCTCTATACTGCCGACAATACCATCTGGCCAACCGCCGACGGCGGCATCCTCGAGGGCGCAAGAGATTTCACCGATGCCGAAGTCATCGCCGCTATTGCGCCGATATATGGCGGTGTGCGCCGACGCTTTCCGCCAGAGCGTCCGCTTCCGGTTATCGGCATCGGCTATGGTGTATTACCGGAGCTTGAGGGCGAGGCCTTCGGCACCGTCATTCTTATCGGTAAGAGTGCTGCAAAACTTCCTGGCCTCATCGGTGCTGCGACCGGATGCCTCGGCATTGCTGGCCAAAGCGCAGGCGAACTCGCCGTCATCCGCGCGGCGGCGCTTGGCCGGCACGGACAGATCGGCACGGCCGATGCGATTTTCAAAGCCGTTTCAGTTGCAAGCGATGGCACCGTGGCAGTATGCGGCACGGCCTTGGGCATGATCGCGATGAATGCCGACGCCATCGGGCGGTACGACGATGATGAGGCGGCAGTGATGACCTTCCTGCTGGCAGCATAAGGGGAAGCCATGAGCGAAACCCCGACAATACCCGTGCCACAATACACACTCAATGAGGCCATTGGCGTCTGTCTTGCCATGTGCCAGCGCGCCCTGATCGAGGTTCGCGCGCTGGCACGAATTCCCGGCCCGCCTGGCGCAATCGGCCCGGAAGGCAAGAGCGGTCCAAGTGGCGCCCGCGGCGAGCGGGGCGAGCTGGGCAAGCAAGGGCCACCGGGGCCGGCTGGCAGCGATGGCAAGAACGGCGAGCGCGGGCCGAAAGGCGAGGCCGGCCGTAACGCTGGCGATCTTGCCTATTTGCAGGAATACGCCATCGAACAGATCTCGCGTGCGCTCAAATCTGCGACAATAACCACGATGGATGGCGGCCGCACTCTGCGTTGGACGATGGGTGATATCATGCATGAAATCAAAACCGCCATCGTGCTCGATGCCGGCGTTTGGAAAGAAGGCACAACCTACGTCGCCGGCGATGGCGTCACGCTCGGCGGATCGTTCTTCATCGCGCAGAAAGAAACGACCGCCAAACCCGGCAAATCCGACGAATGGCGGTTAGCCGTCAAACGCGGAACCGATGGCCGCGATTGGCGGCCAGAAGAAAAACGCACGGTCGAGCCGATCAGATTCAAATAGATGCATTCAATTCTAGAAATTCTCGACGAATCGACAGCCAGCGCTGGGCCTGATCTCATCAGCCTCGCGGATCTCAAGCTTGCGCTCGGCATCACCGACAACAGCGAGGATGCCGCGTTACAGGCAGCTATTACATTCCAATCACAGATTATTTCCGAATATTGCGATCGCCGTTTTGGACTTGCGCACGCGCTCGAAACGTTCACTTTCGATCCCGGCGAGACAATTTTGATGCGGCAAGCCGTGGTGCTGTCACTTTATCCGGTGGTCGATGTCTTGGAAGTGTCAACCGCTGGCGCAACTGCGGGCGGTTATAATTTTGATCCGGCGAGTGGTCGCTTATGGTTGCCAGGCAATCAATACACCTATGGGTCATTCATCTATGGCGGCTATAGTTACGGGCCCTACGTCGTGGCCGTAACCTATACGGGCGGATATGATCTGCCGGAACAAGCACCGGCCAGGTTACAGCGGGCCGTAATCGAAGCGGTGAATGCGGGGCGTCAATCCGGCACGCGCGATCCAACTATCCGCGAAGTGCAGCACGGCGACACTCGCATCAGTTATGTCTCGCCATCATTTGCGGCGGGCTCGACAGGGCAACATCTCTCGGCATCCATAACTAATCTCATCCAACCCTATCGGCGCCTCTACGTCGCATGAAATTCTGGTCGGTACCGCGTGAATGGGCGGGTCAGATAGCCTTCATCGTGGCGGGCGGACCATCAGTACTGCAACAAAATCTCGAGCTGCTCCGCGGCCGCAATGTCATCGCCATCAATTCGAGCATCTATGCGCTGCCGTGGGCCGATTTTCTCTACTTTGGCGACTGGCGGTGGTGGAACGAACTTGAAAACAAGGCGGCGGTCGCGCGCTTTCATGGCCGCGTTGTCACAACCTCTTTGATGGTCAAGGACGAGAAAGTGTTGACCTGTCGCAAGGCCAATCCGCCTGGTCTTGCACTCGAGCATGATACCTTGACACAAAAGTTCACATCGCTAACGGCGGCGACCAATCTCGCGGCGCATTTGATCGGGCCGGGCGGAACGATTGTTTGGCTTGGGGCCGATGGCAAGAATGCTGCAGATGGCCGCACTCATCACCACAAGCCACATCGTTGGACAGAAAGATCTGACTGCTACGATAAGCAATACGCCGATCTAGTGACGATCATACCATCGCTGCAGGAACGCAAGATCGTGGCATTCAATGCCTCACCAGGAACAGCGTGGGCGGATCTGCTGCCGAATGTCGACTTGGCTGATATGCTGAATGAACGGCGCACGGCTTGAATCCGATTTTAATCCGCGGGATGTGGGGTCTTGGCGATAATATCTATTCGCGCCCATTTGTGCGCGCGGCCGCGGCGCAATATGAAGTTCATCTTGAGACGCCTTGGCCCGAACTTTACGCCGATCTTAATATCAAATTCGTGCGTGGCGTGCGCCGATTACGCACGCAGCAAAAGAACATGGCGCGGCAATCTGAAAGTTTATGGTCCAAGTCGCTTCCGATGCGGCAGCTCCAAATTGCATATCCAGCGCTGGAATGGCTATCGATCATTGCCGCACTTGAACAGCGATGGTCGCGGTTGCGAATCAAATTTAATCCGGCATTGTTTGACTTGCCGGATACCGGGCAATCTCCGATTGTTTCGGACAAGCCAATCGCAGTCGTGCGGCCGGTGACGGTGCGCACAGAATGGCGCAATGAGGCGCGCAATCCGCAACCGGAATATATCGCGGCCATAACCACAGAATTGATGTCCACGCATACCGTCGTGGCGGTCGCTGATCTCGCGCCGGATCAGGAATGGACGATCGGGGAATTGCCACCAGCGCATCAATATTTCTTGCATGGTGATTTCACGATATCCGAACTGCTCGCGCTGATACGACATGCGGATATCGTCATCGGTGGCGTCGGATGGATCGTGCCGGCCGGATTGGCGCTAAAGATTAAGACATTCATCGTGCTCGGCGGTCATGGCGGTCACAATGCACCAATAAGGATCACTGATCCACGACTTGATCTTTCCCGAATCGGCTTCGCTGTTCCAGAGGCTTTCTGCAAATGCACGAATATGCTTCACAAGTGCGACAAGAGGATCGCCGATCCATTGGGGCAATTTTCCCGCTGGCGGCAAGCTTTGCCGGCCGACATCTGAGTTGGTGGCCGCAGCTCGGTATCGGCTATTATCCGATCGAGTCGCCGCTTGAGCCTTACGATCAGGATTATTTCGATAGCTTCGATCGCAATGCCCGCACGGAGTTTGGGCAGGCGCTAATGCAGGCACGGGTGAACTTCGTCGAGCAGCATTATCGCGGAACCTTGGTCGATGTCGGCATCGGTTCGGGCGCCTTCATCGAGCTGCGCAATCGCCACCGAACGACTTATGGCTGTGATGTCAATCCGGCTGGCATTGCTTGGCTTCGGCAACGCAAATTGCTGGTCAATCCTTATCAAGTCTCATTCGATGCCATGAGTCTATGGGACGTGCTCGAGCACATATCCGAATTCCAACCATTGCTCGCCAATGTGCGTGATTGGCTGTTTCTCTCACTGCCGATTTTTGATGATGTCGAGCATGTGCTGCGATCGAAGCATTTTAAGCCGAAGGAACACTGCTGGTATTTCACGCGCGATGGACTCGTGACGGCGATGAAACTGTGCGGCTTTGCTTTGGTCTCTGAAAATACAATGGAGACCGATCTCGGCCGCGAGGATATCGGCACTTTCGCATTTCGACGTGACATCAATGGCTATCGATTATAGCGCGCTGCTCTATGATCCGATCTATGCCGAGCTCGGCGTACCTGCGACGATGATTGTTCAGGGCACGGCAGGCGAAGTGGAATTGACCGTGATCGATGATACGCGCTCCAAAATGCAGGCGAGTGCGGGTGTCGATGTTCGCAGCGTCGGTCCTGGCGCGTTTGCCCGAATCCCCGAATTGACGGCTAAAGGTATCGCACGCCAGCTCTATCAGGGTGCAGTGCTGACGTTCAATGGGCGCAATTGGACCGTGCGATCGTATGAAATACGCGGCTCGCCGAATGGCGAAGATCTCGGCGAGGTACGGTTTTTCTTAATGGCAGTCGAGTTTCAGTGATGGCCGACGATGTGCGCGAAAGAATTTTGGTGCGGCTTGGCGAGATCGTTGCCACGATGCCAAGCATCAAACAGGTTTTTCGCAATTATGTTGATCTAACCGAAGATCAATTGCCAGCCGCGACCGTGCTCGACGGCGATGAAGAAACCGAAGATAGAACCGACGCGACACAGCGACCGCCCAATCGGCCGACATTGGCGCATATGACTCCGGAGATCATCATTTTCAAGCTTGCCCCCCAAGTCGGTCCCGATATCAGCACGTTACGAAGCGAGCTCATCAAGCTCGTGCTTTATGATACCGAGCTTAATCAGCAGATTGTAAAGACCGGTCGCTACGGAAACGGAACAATCCGCTATCTCGGATGCCAAACCGATCTCGGTTGGGAGCGCTCGATGTTCGGAGCACTCAAAGCGAACTTTCTCATCAAATACACACTACGGCCCGACGATCTCTAGAAAGGAGAATGCACCCATGCCTACGTCGCCAAACGTCAACAACTATCACATCGGAAAGGGAATCGTGTCGTTCAAAGAAACCGGCAAGACGCTCTTTACCGATCTCGGCAACTCGCCATCATTCATCTATACACCGGCGGTCACGAAAAAAGAGCATTTCTCATCACGCGAAGGCGTGCGGACCAAGGATTTCACCGCCATTACTCAAGTCGGCGCCACGATCAAATTCACGCTCGATGAAATCACCGGCGAGAATCTTAGCTTTTTCGCGCTCGCTGATGTGACGACGGGAAGCGGCGGTCACATCATCCTGGGCGGCCTATCGAAAGCGGAGTTTGTCGGCGAAATCAAGGTTATAGGTACCAACGATATCGGCCAACAAGTCGATTTTGATGCCACCGTTTCATTCATTCCTGCTGGTGATTTCAAATTTATCACCGATACGGATGATTTCTCGGCCATCGAGATCGAAGCCGAAGTGCAAAAAGATGTCAGCGGCCATTTCGGCACCTGGACAATCAGGGATGTGTGAACATGGCGGATCTGTTGGATATTGTGCCTGCGACTTCAGTTGAGGTTGTCAGGATCGATGGGCAGCGGCTTGTCGTGCGTGGTCTGCGTGCTCCTGCTGTTGCAGCCATTGTCGCACGTTTTCCCAATATCGTCGGGCTATTGCTCGGAGGTGGCGGTATCAACGATGTCAGCTCGGCGCGATTTATCGAGCAATTCGGCGGCGCCATCGGGCCGATCATCGCCGCCGGTTGTGGCCATCTTGGCGATGAAAGATATGAACAGCATGCAAGCGAAAAGTTGCTTTTGGAAGATCAATTGAAACTCTGTAAGGCAATTATTCAACTGACATTCCCAAATGGGGTTGGCTTCTTCGTCGAAATAATGAAAGGGTTGAGCGACGAAGAAGCAGAAGCAAAAGCAAAACCGATCATCGTTCGGCGCTCCAAGAAATCGCCATCGCAATTACCGCTCTCATCCGAGCCGGATTCCCACCCGGCTATGTCATGACGCTTACGCCGCGACAGATCGCGGCCTATCTTGAATTCAATGATCTGCTTGAACGCGTTGAACGGGCCAATGCCTTGGCTGTTTCCATTGTCGGCGCGCAAGGCGACGAAAAGGCGATCAAACAACAATTCGAGACCATATATGGCGCCGAAATTCAAGGTGACGGTTGATCAGCCCGCATGGCTCAAAATGATCCGCGACAAACAGCGGCCGGTCGCGACTGCGGCGGTCGAGGCTTTGCAGGAAGTTGCCACCGAAGCGGTGATCGAAGGGCGTGCAAATATCGCGGGCTCTGGCCATTTCGGGCCGAAATGGCAGTCCGGATTGCAATATCGAATGAAAAATGCCGAGGCAGGCGGCGAACCTTCATTGCAAGCTCAGGCTATCATTTTTCACCGTTTGGGCATCGCTGGTGTTTTCGAACATGGCGCCACGATCGAAGGCCATCCATTGTTGTGGATACCGACAACGCCAGGCGGCCCGCCGGCCAGCCGTTCGGGAAAAAAATTGGTCTCTGCGACTATCCGAGGTCAGCCAGTGCTGTTTGATGCCGGTGATCGCGATCGTCACCGCAAGCCACTCTATGTCGGCGTGCCAGCGGCACGCATCCCGAAGAAGTGGCGCATCGTCGAGATTGTCAAGGAACATGCAAAGCAACTTGGGCTGGCATTTATCAAGCACTTCAAGGGCGATTGAATAGCTATGGTCGAGAGAATTTCCGTTGCGATAGCGCTCGAGGGCGGCAAGGAGGTCGAGCAGCAGCTCGCCGATATCGGCAAGGCTGGGCAGAAGGCATTTGCGGATATTTCGAAGTCGGCGGAACAAGTCGGCGGCTTCAAGAACCTCAAGCCGGAAGACGTGACGGCGAAGCTCGAGGAGATGGGCGTTACTGGCGCCGATGCTATCAAGAAAATTCAGGGCGCCGTGCAAACTGCCGTCCGCTTTGAAAGTTTCGCGCAAGGGATTGCCGCTGTCGAAAATGGTTTCCTGGCTGTGGCTAAGGCTGCTGGCATTGCCGCTGTTGCGGCGGCCGGCGCCGCCATAGCGTTGTCGCGCTACATTTCACAGGCCGCCAAGGTCAGCGAGGAATTGACGCCCTTGGCCGATCTTTCCGGTCAGGCGATGCGATCGGTATCGGCATTGCAAATCGCCTTTGCTCAGGGCGGAACATCGGCGGAAAAGTTCGCAGTTGCGTTCACCAATCTCCAGGTCAAGGTGCAGGAAGCATCGCGTACGATGGCGAATGCTGTCGAGCAGTCATCGCAGCGCATCATTGCGGCGCATTTAAGCGCGGAACAGGCGGGGATACGGTTGGGAGAAGCCGAGCTCGCCTTAGCAGCGCAGCAGCATAAAATCCGCGAGGAGCAACGCAGCGGGCTGGGCTCTATCGATGTAACCGCGGCGAAGCGGCTCACTAATGCGCGCGCCGCCT